AACTTGGCGGCGCTAGGACTGTCGCTAACCTTCCTGCATCGCCTACCGTAGGGATGATCGCCCGCGTCACTGACGCAACCGCCCCTGCCGTTGGTACAACCGTCACGGGTGGCGGATCTGCCGCTGCCCTTTGTTGGTACAACGGCACTAATTGGACCATTCTGGGAGTGTAATTTTATGGCTACTTTCAACATCACAATCGACGACACGCTGATCCCCGGCATTGTCGCCATCGCCTACGCCGAAGGCCTTCAGCCTGCGGATGTGGCGCAGGCCTATGCCGTCGCGGCTGCCACCAAGGCCTGCCAGGACATGAAGGTCGGACCCTATTACGAAGGCCCTACGCCTCCACGCTTCAACGCTGACGGCACGCCCTACGATGGCACCATCTGGCGTGTGGTGCAGGCCTCCGGCCCCGATGGTCAGTTCCTGCCGGATGATCCGGGGACGGCGGAGCAGGAGCCGCTGGCCTGGACGGAGGCAACACCATGAGCAGCCGCCGCGAACAGATCCTCGCCTACATCTACAACACACTTAGCGGAACAACCGGCGTAGGTACACGCATCTACCGCAGCCGCGTCGAGCCCGTCGCCCGCGCCGAATCTCCCGCCCTCATCGTCGAGCCCGTAAACGACACCCCCCAACAGAACACCTCCCTACCCACCCTCGACCACACCCTAACTGTCCGCATCGTCATCATCGTCCGCGACAACATCCCCGATCAGGTAGCCGACCCCATCATCGTCTCCCTCCACAGCAAGCTCATGGCCGACCTCTCCCTCGGCGGCCTCGCCATCGACATCCAACCCGGCCCCACCGACTTCACCCTCGAAAGCGCCGACGTTCCCGTAGGCGTAATCTTTTGTACCTACCGCATCCTTTACCGCACTAGGGTAGATGACCTAAGTGTTTACATCTAAGTTGCGTGGTTAGTAGGCTGCGTAATGGGCGAACTCGCCTCGCGTCCACGCAGCCACACCACCTATCCACTTACAGTCGCGCCGCCTAAGCTGTAGTTGCACGCCGTACAGCTTATGGCTACTCGAACAACCAAGACGGTGGACGGAAGCGAAGGCCTCGATGCAGTAGAGGCTACGCCCGACACCGCAAACACTGCTGACTCCCTTACCTCCACCCCGCCTATCGACGAACCCCCCATCAGTCCACTGCAACCCTCTCCACCTATCGTTGATGCTTACAGCGGGCAGGGCGGTTCCTACGTTCTGGACCCCGAAACAGGCGTCCGCACGCTCATCGAGCGGACTCTTCCTCCCACCCTCTGAGCCGTAACGACCAATGCCACTTCTTATCCGCAAGAGCCTTATCCTCGTTAAAACCGAGGTAACTTACGGCGTCGATCCAACACCTACTGGTGCCGCCGATGCGGTGCTGGTTCGCAACCTCGCAGTCACGCCGCTGCAGTCCGATGTGGTGAGCCGTGACCTCATTCGTCCCTACATGGGTGCGAGTGAGCAGCTGCTGGCCAACACCCGCGTCCAATGCACCTTCAGCGTTGAGCTGGCCGGCTCCGGCACCGCCGGCACCGCCCCCCGCTACGACGCCGCCCTGAAGGCCTGCGGCCTCTCCGCCACCACGATCTCCTCGCCTGTCACCGGCACCGCTACTGCAGGCGCCCTCAACAGCATCACCCTGGCTGCTGGCGCCAGCGGCACCAACGACTTCTACAACGGCCAGATTCTCCGCATCACCGGAGGCACCGGCTCCGGGGCCATCGCCCTCATCACCGCCTACGTCGGCGCCACCAAAGTCGCCACGCTTCGCACCCTCGGCAGCAGCGTCACCCCCGACAACACCAGCGCCTACAGCATCGGCGCCCAGGTCTACTACCTCCCCGTCAGCTCAGCCTTCAGCTCCGCCACCATCTATTACAACATCGACGGCGTGCTGCATACGCTGACTGGGTGTCGCGGCACGTTTACGCTGAACACGGCGGTCGGCCAGATCCCGTCCATCGACTTCACGATGACCGGCATCTACAACGCGCCTACCGACACCGCCGCCCCTGCCGTCACCTACGCTAACCAAGCTACGCCTCAAATCTTCAAGCAGGGCAACTCGGGCGCCTTCAGCCTTTACAGCTACTCCGGCTGTCTCCAGTCCGTCACCATGGACATGGGCAACACCCTCGTCTACCGCGAACTGGTCGGCTGCGTCAAGGAAGTCCTCCTCACCAACCGCGCCAGCACCGGCACGGTGATGATCGAGGCTCCCACCATCGCCAGCAAAGACTACTTCACCGCCGCCCTCACGGACGGCACCCTCGGCGACCTCTCCTTCCTCCACGGCAGCTCTGCCGGCAGCATCGTGGGCCTCTACTCGACCCGCGTTGACATCGGCGACCCCAGCTACAGCGACCAGGATGGCATCCAAATGCTCAACCTCCCCTACACCGCCGTCCCCTCCACCGCCGGCAACGACGAACACCGACTCATCTACGCATAAGCCACGCACACACCACACATAAGCCACGCAACTTATCCCCTAAGTTGCGAAGCGCACAACTTACCGCCTAAGCGACCCCCACCCGCTTAGGCGGTTTTCTTGTGCGCACCCGCCCATTGCGTCGCCGTTCTTGCCACCTTAGGCTTGCTACGCACTCGCTTACTGCTCCGTGGCATTTGTCCGCAAGAAAGTCAAGACGTTTAAGTGGCCCGTGACGATCGAGGAGCCCGCCGATGGCGGCACGTTCGATTCCAGCACCTTTGACATCACGTTCAAGCGCTTGGGCCGCAAGGAGTTCTCCAAGCTCAGTGAGAAAGGTGATCTGCCGCTGCTGAAGGCTGTCGTCCTCGGCTGGACCGGCATCAGCGATGAGGACGGCACAGACACCCCCTTCTCCACCGAAGCCCTCACCGAGTTCGCCGACGATCCCTACTGGGTGCGTGGTGTGCTGAAGGCCTACACCGAAACCTTCGAGGGAGCCAAAGCGGGAAACTGAGAGGCGCCGCCCTCCACTGGGCTCAAGGTGGTAAGCAGGTGGAAGATAGTACACAGGACGATGCCAAAGCATTCGGCCTAGAACTTCCGCCTGCTGCCTCGTCCGACGACTCCTCCTCTGCCTACGAAGTGTGGGACGAGAACTGGGACATCGTAATGATGTTCCTACGAATGCAGACCCAGTGGAACACAACAATGGGCGGCTACCTGGGCCTCAAGTACGAGGTTTTGCTGATGGCGGGCGGCCTCTTCGATCTATACTGCGTTGAAGACCGCCTCGCCACGCTGGAGGGCCTAAGGACTATGGAGGCCGCAGCACTTAGCGAGATCAACAAAGGGGAGGATAAGTAGGATGGCGGCTAGGGTCGAGGATATTCTTGTACGCCTCAAGCTCGAAGGCCTTGAGGGCCTGGACCGCATCCGCAGCTCGTTTCGTGAGCTGGGTAAGGTGACGCAGATGTCCGAGAAGGACATCCTTACCGCTCGCACGCGCCTACTCGAATTTGCCAGCACGGCCGGCAACACCGAAGCCGTAATCTCCGGTCTCATCCCCGCGCTCAAAGGCCTACGCTCTCAGGTTGACATCTGCGGTGCAGCCTACGCAGAACTCAGCAACGATATTGCGCAGGTAAACAACGTATCGCGTGGTTACACAGATCAAGCTACAGCCCAACGCAACGCATTGAACGCGCAATACGGCGCGATCACAAACAACACCGAGGCCCTGCGCCGCCAACGCGCCGCCCTCCTCGACCTTCAGCAAACCACCCGCACCGGCTCCCAGCTCTACACCCAGCTCGGCGCCGACATCCAGCGCACCACCGCCCGTCTCGACGAGATGGACGCCGTGGTGCGCCGCACCAACGCGATAGCCGATCGCGGCTTCCCCAGCTCCGCCGCCAAAATCCGACGCGACCTAGCTGATGTACGCGAGCGCATAAGACTCGAACGCGCTGCCATAGACGATCTCAACCTACTTACAGAAAAGCAACGTAAAGACTTCGATCAGGGCGACTTAGCCGGTGAATCTGGGGTACGCAGGGCTATCGCGGCACGTCAAGCTGCGCTCAATACGCAGCTGGTTACTGAGCGCATACTTGATTTTAGCGAGAATGTGCGTAATCAGCGAGAAGCTATACGCACGGCTAATGCGATGTATAGTCTGCCGCAGGTCATTTCCGGCAGCCGCTCCCCTGAAGGCCTAACTGCGGCTTTCGGCGACTTACCAAACACCGTCGCCGGCCTAAACCAACAACTATCCGAACTACGCGACCGCCTAAACAACACCACCCTAGGCACTCGCACTTACGTCGATGCAGCCCTACTTATGGCTGCGACGCAGCGGCAGCTGCGCGAAGCGACGCTGGGTGTCGCCGCCGGCCTCGTCGAGCAGCTCCGCGCCGGCAACATCACCCCGTCGATGGCGAACCTCCGCGAGGTGCTCGCCTCCGTCCGAGGTGAGCAGTCCCTGCTCAACACCAACACCGCCGAGGGAGCCCGCGCCTTCCAGCTGGCCGAGATGCGTGCCCGCGCCCTCGAACGCCAGCTCGCCGCCCTCCAGACCACCCAGGCCTCCCTCTCCCGCACCCCCGTAAGCGGGTTTGGGGCGTGGAGTACGGGCGTCGGCGACCGTGCTCGCGCAGACCGCAACGCTTTCCTCAACCTAGAGGCACAGCGCCGGGCCTCCCCTACGGGCTCGCTCACCCGTGCGCAGGAGGCGCAGCTGAGTTCCGGCGGCTTCTCTGCTGCCGACTACGCCGCCATCCCAGAGCAAGCCGCCCGCATCCGCCGTCGCTTAGAACAAGCCCAAAGCCAATCCCTACAACGCACCGGCAGCCTTAGGCCGGAGCAGCAGCAGTTGGTCGACGCCGCCAACACCGCCAACGACAATTACGCCACCGCCTATAGACAACACCAACGCACACTTACAGACGCTCAACAGCAAGGCTTCAACGATCGCTTGGCTGCTCAGCAGGCCGCTGCTGATGCGGAGCTGCGTCTGCAGCGCCAAGCCAACGATGCGGCACTCGCTGACTTCCAACGCCGACTTACGCAAGAAACAGCGGTACTGCAGCAGCAACGCGCTACACAGCGGCAACTCGGCTTCTTAGGCGGCCAGAACCTCTCCTCCAC